TTGGACGTTCGGAGAAAATGAGACAGTTAGAGAGGTAACTAATATCGCTAAGTTGTGGGACGTATCGGTTGTGGATACGCCTTTTTACGATTCCACATCTATATATACTCGTAGCTTTGAATTGCTGGAGAGTGAAGAGAAGCGGCTGGAGAGCTTAAACGAGGTTGAACTACTGAAACAAAAAATAAAATTGAAGGGAAAGATGTAACGTGGATAAAAAGAAACTTTTAGCACTTATAGCCAAGAAAAGCGAGAGAAAGAATACCCTCGTAAAACAGGCTGAAACCTGTGAAGATGTAGCAACATTGAGATCGTTGAACAGCGAACTTGATACGCTGAATGAAGAGATCAGGAGCCTGCAGGAATTGGCTGATTCCATACCGGATGAAGCTGATGAAACCAACCTTAGGACAGCAGCTGTAAATGGGGAAATACCTGGAGTAGTAGTATCAAATGCTAAGGCACAGGAAAAGAGAAAAGACACTGACGGAGAAGACATGGAATACAGAAAAGCATTCCAGCAGTTTGTGACTAGAGGTATTGCAATTCCAGTTGAACTTAGAGCTGACGAAAACACATTAACAACCGATATCGCAAGCGCAATTCCTACTGTAATTGTAAACAGAATCGTAGAGAAACTCGAAAGCGCAGGCATGATACTGCCTCTTATTACCCGTACTGCTTTAGCATCTGGGGTAGCATACCCAACATCTAGTGTAAAGCCAGTGGCAACATGGGTATTAGAAGGTGCTAGTTCGGACAGACAGAAAAAAACTACTGGAACAATAACATTCGGCAAATTCAAGCTTAGATGCGAAATTTCAATGTCTGCCGAATCTTCTGCGATGGCAATAAGTGCATTTGAAGCAGCTTTTGAAAGACAGGTTGTAGAGGCTATGACAAAGAAGCTCGAAAGCACAATTATATCAACAGCAGACGGCACTACTTCGCCCAGAGGAATCTTAGCAGAAACTCCTAACGAAGGGCAAGCTCTTACAGCTAGTGAATTATCATATAAGCTGTTAACAGATGCAGAAGCAGCATTGCCGCAGGCTTATGAAAACGGAGCGGTTTGGTGCATGACGAAAAAGACTTTCATGGGCTTCATCGGCATGGTTGACAGTGCAAAGCAGCCAATAGCAAGGATCAACTATGGCATAGGTGGAGTACCTGAAAGAACTCTTTTGGGCAGAACTGTAGTGCTTTGCGGCGATTACATGGACAGCTTCAGCGCAACACTTGGAGCTGGAAAGATATTCGCATTCCTTTTCAACTTTAAGGACTATGTGCTTAACACCGTATACGACATGGGAGTGCAGAGAAAGCAGGATTGGGATACTGAGGACATGCTCACAAAGGCAGTAATGAGCGTAGACGGAAAAGTAGTAGATAAGAATTCCCTGGTAACAATAGCAATTCCAACGGTATAGGAGTGGTAATATGGCACTCCTTGACACCGTAAAAAGAAGGCTTGGAGTGTTTTACTCCGAGACAAATAAAGATACTGAAATACAGGGCATGATAAATGCAGCAGTAGAATATTTCAAAGGGGCAGGGTGGAACATCTCTGCCGCTGATACTTCTCCTACGGCAGTTGAAGCTATTGTATTATTTTGCAAAATGGCACAGAGTACAGAAGTGGCAGACTTCACGAATCATCCGGTGCTAATAAGCTTCATAGCGCAAGGCAGGGCAGAAGAGGAGGCGGTTGTATGAAAGCAACTACCCCTCTTTTGTTTTATGCTTTTGAAAGCACCTATGTTCCCGGAGAAGGTTATACAAGTACCTGGAACAAGTTCACATCCGGCGAAAATGAAGTATTTTGGGCTGAGTGGAAAGGTGGCTTTGGGGACAGGGCAATAGCGGCACAGGCCCAGGGTGTGGGGGATATGGCAACAATAAGAACATTCTATAATCCTGAGCTGTACGATAAGTTGAGAACCAAGAGAGTTGTCGTAATAAAAAATGCCGATACCACAGCCAT